GTAGGAAAGAGGTGGGATAAATGGCAAGGACAGCAAAAAGATATAAGAAAAACACAGAGAAGAAAGTTCTTGGGATTCCGGTATGTATGGCTGCAATTTATGTCAGATTATCCGTAGACAGTGATGAAAAAAAGTCAGAATCTATTGAAACACAGGTTACGCTGATAAAAGAGTTCATTCAGAAGCACAATGAAAATCCGAACAGAGAGTATGAAATTGCTGTATATAACATTTATTCTGATCTGGGAAAAACCGGAACAAATTTTGACAGACCGGGATTTGAACGGATGATGAATGATGTCAGGGAAGGTAAAATAAACTGTATTCTGGTAAAGGATTTCTCACGATTTGGAAGAAATTATATCGAAACTGGCAACTATCTGGAAAAGATTCTTCCTTTTATGAAAGTGCGGTTTATTTCTGTATGTGACAACTATGATTCATTTGCACCGGATGCCAAGAATCAGGAATTATCCATGAATATCAAGAATCTGGTGAATGATGCTTATGCGAAAGACATTTCCGCAAAAGAACGGGCAGCGAAACGTATTGCACAAAAAAACGGTGAGTATGTGGGATCTACAGCTCCATATGGATATTGTGTGGAAAAGATAAATGGAATTTATAAGTTGATGGTGGAACCGGAAGCTGCAAAGATTGTCCGCAGGATTTTTGAAGAATATGCTTCGGGAGATGGCATACAGGGCATTATTGACAGGCTGTTTGAGGATAGGGTACATCGGATTTCAGATTATAACCAATATCATCATGTGTACTGTCAGGACGGAGAGAACCTTCATCAGTGGGGAAATTCTTCGATACGTGCAGTGCTGAACCGGAATAATTATTATGGCGATCTGGTTCAGAGAAAATATGAATCCAGATTTCAAAGAGGTGAAAAATGGTGTGACATATTGGACGAGAGCCAGTGGATTATTACGCCAAATGCCCATGAGCCAATTATTAGCAGAGAATTGTTTGAAAAAGCACAGGTCAGGCTAAAAGCAGCACAACAGAAAGCAACAAAAACTACTGCAGGGTGGGAAGATGATGAAAGAGCATTTTACAATGTATTCTATTGTGGTGATTGTAAGCGGAAAATGTGTACACGTAGATACAGAGGCAATGTGTATTACTTTTGCAATGCTGCCTGGTATCGGGATGAAAGAAAATGTAGTCACAAATCTATTTCCGAGGAGAAGCTGCAGAAAATTGTCCGTTCGGAGCTGACCAGACAGTTTCAGTTATCTGGATTGCGGAAAAAGGATATGTCTGTTATAAGCAGTGCGGTATTTCTTTCCAAAATCAATGAGATTCAAACTGAGATCAGAAAACTGGATGCAGATATGGAAAGACGTTCAGAAAAACTGGCACAGGCATTTATGAAATATAAAGAGGGTGAACTTTCCAAAGAAGCCTATATAGAAATGAAAGATGACCGTAATAACTGGAAAGAGTTTTGTGAAGAGAGAAAGAAGTCTCTGGAGCAGACCATACGAAAGCTGGAAAAACAGCAGAAAGAAGAAGCCAGATTTTTACGAAGTCTGTTGGAACTGGATGGGACAACCAGAATCAATGCGGAACTTGCAGAGGGCTTGATTGAAAGTATGTATCTGTATGGTGATGGCAGACTGGAAATCAACTTCGGGTTTAAGGGGGCGGTAGAACATGAGTGATCAGAAACTGATTATTGGATATTACCGCCTTTCCATGGAAGATGACTCAGAGGGAGAAAGTAACAGCATTATTAATCAGAGAAAACTGGTAAAAGATTATATTTCCCATATTCCGGAGCTTGCTGCTATGCCATTTCAGGAGTTTTACGATGACGGATATTCTGGTTCCAGTATGGAGCGCCCGGCAATTAAGCAGGTTCTGGAACTTGCCAGAGAGAATAAAGTTCAGTGTATTGTGGTAAAAGATTTTTCCCGTTTTGCCAGAAACTATATTGAGATGGGAACTTATCTAGAGCAGATTTTTCCATTTCTTGGAGTACGCTTCATTTCTATCTCAGATCGATATGATTCTAAAGATTATAAAGGAAAGAATTCAGACATCGAAGTACAGTTTAAAGGACTGATCGCAGACTTTTATGTGAAAGACCAGTCTGTAAAGGTAAAGGCAGCAGTCAGCACCCGACGAGGAAAAGGTGAATATTGCTGTGGCTCTGCACCTTATGGGTATCGAATCAATCCTGAAAATAAGAGAGAACTGGTGATTGTAGAGGACGAAGCAGAAGTGATCCGCAGAGTATTTGAACTGACCAATCAGCGATATTCCAAGATGGAGATTTGTAAGTTATTCAATGAAGAGGGTGTATTGACTCCCTTGCAGTCTATGAGCAGACGACAGAAATCAGGCAGTAAGAAAGCTTCATCAAGAGGATTGCAGTGGACGAGTGATATGATACGGAAGATTGTAGATGATAAGACTTATATAGGCTGTATGGTCTATGGAAAGACAAAGATTCCAGATCCCGGAACTGGGAAAGAAGTACCGGTACCGAGAAATCAGTGGAAAGTGATGGAAAATCATCACGAGCCGATTGTATCAAAAGAAGTTTTTGAAAAAGCACAGTCCCTTCAGATCAGATACACCAAGAAAAGCAAATTTGACAGGGAAACAACACTATTAGGTGGCTATGTAAAATGCGGGAATTGTTGCAGAAGCCTGACTTCAAGCAGTCCGATTCATAGTCATATTCTTTATAGCTGTGCTTACAGTAAAGGAAAAGAAGATACAGGATGTTTTGCCGGGAAAGCGGATAACAAAATGCTGGAGCATATCGTGCTGGCAGAAATAAAGGCTTACTTACGTCAGAATATCAGCCAAGAACAGATGCAGCAATCCATGAGAAAACAGCATGAGGAAAGTATAGAAGCCTATAAGACGGAAAGTGCAGATTGTGAAAAGTGTCAAGAACAAATAAAAATCCAGAACCGCCAGAACTATGAGAAGTATCACGAGGGACAGATGAACCAGAATCAGTTTATGGAAGCCAAGAAGCAGTTGGAAGAAGAAAGAGAACGACTGCAGAAACGTGTACAGGAACTGGATGAGTTGATAAACGACGAGAAAGAAATCCTGATGAAAAAGAATGTTCCGGTGGAGCAAATGTTGAAGTATTTAGGCTATGAGAATCTGACACGAGAGATGCTGGAAGAATATGTGCAGGGAATATATGTGTATGATGACGGGAGAGTGGAGGTGGAGTATAAATAGCAACAAATTAGCATATAATAACAATAAAATTGTTGATAAAAAGCAATAATGATGTATAATTATATAAAGAAATGGAAAGGAGATGCAAAAAAAATGTTGTTAAACTTTAAAATGGAAAACTTTAGGTCATTTAAAGATGAGACTTTTTTTACAATGCTTTCAAGTAAACAGAAAACGCATAATGATTATGTGATAGATAAAAGTGTAAATGGTAATAAGTTAAGAGTATTACCAATGACTGTCATTTATGGAGCAAATGCATGTGGAAAATCCAACATTGTGTTGGCAATGGATATATTAAAAAAAATGGTTATGAAAGGAACCTTAAATTGCAAAGAGCTGGAATCTTATAAAAGTATGTTATCTTTTATTAGAGATACAAGTTGGTATGATCCGGTTTCTTTAGAAATTACATTTTCCACTCAAAATAATATTTATAGATACGGAATTAAGTTTACGGATATTGATGTATATAAAATTGAAGAAGAGGTTCTTTATGTTAATGATGACTTGTTCTTTTCACGAGATGATGAAAATCAAATTTATGTGGATGTAAAGAAATTAGTAAAAAAAGGTTATATTAATAAGGATGATGCGGATTTTTCTGAACGCTTGATTCACAAATTGAACCAGACATTGGATAAACAAAAGTTAGTTGTAGCAGGTGCAATTAGCAATTTGTTTGATAAAAAATATTTTGAGGATTTTAATTTATGGTTTGAAAAATTTAATGTTATTATGAATGCAAATGACATGAATTTTAGACAAAAAGACTTAAAGACGATATTTAATAAAAAACCAGATAAAGATATTCGTAGAAATATTTTCGAAAGTGCCTCAGTTAAAGAAGTTATGAATATAGCTGAGTTTGGAAATCAAAAAATTGGATTTATGGCAGAAACAGATAATGATGAATTATCTATGTGTTCAATGTATCAAGTACCATTAAGAAAAGATGAGCAACCACAAAAAAAATATGCAATATCCATGATTGTAGATTCAGAGCTGATGGAATCGAGAGGAACTATCCATTTGATTAGATTGTTACAACCGTTTATAGATGTTTTAGATAATGGCGGGGTCATTGTTTTGGATGAAATGGATGCTTCATTGCATTTT